GGCGATGCGTCCAACACATCAACCAAAGGCTCAATATTTTGAATATTTATTATTTTCTTTTTGGGGGTTTTCACTTGTCGGATTTTATTCTTCATGCTTTCAACTTGAAAGTTAGTGCCGTCTTTGTTTCCTTTTCTAAATCCCCTCAGTTTCCATTTCTTTGTGTCATTTTTATCATAAGGGTTCATAATATAAGTGAGTATCTTATATTATGGGGATAATAAAATAGAGTTCGATTTGCGTATTTACTTGGCATACATCATACCTGCAACTCCCCCTACAAATGAAATAACATTATATCGTTCTTCCATCAGGGTCATATTGTAATTGTAATCATACAATCTCCAGTTTGCTTTACGAACACCCACCGGATTCCCATCTACATCACAAATCAAGTCAAAACTCGAATTTATGTCATCAACAGGTGGAACATATGTATTCAGTTCTAATTCGATTGTTTTGAAGCGACTTAGGTTAATTGCTCCTGATGGTTGATACTCGGACAAGTGCGAATTCAAACAGAAGTTATAACAATACAAGCCTTCTTTTGCGTTTCCTTTGGTGCGAGAGTATTTTTCAATATAATCATATACGCCGTGGGTTAAAAGGTTTTCACGATAATCTCCATCTAAAACAATGCCGAGGGTCTCTAAAATGTGTTTTCGGTTTTGGACATTGAAGTTTCCTGTAAATGAAAAACCAGTTCGCACGGTATTACTCGGATGAACGTTTGGAAAACTTCCTGTTTGATCAGCATCATTGGTGTACATTTCTGTATTTTGTGGTAATGTTCGATAGGGCCAGTTGGTATAATTGTTCCATTCATTACGTAAATTACAATCATTTCGTTGGAAATAAAACATCCAACTTGCAACCATACCACTTGAATCGACTTTAATTTTTTTCGCACCCGTAATATTTTCAAAGTTATATTCGTGAACATCTTTTATTAAATATACATGGTCTTCCCGAGCAAATTTGGTAGCTTCTTCTTTTGATAAAAAGCAATAAGTGGATAGTAAATGGACGTCGGCATTCCAAGTGGTCGTTTGATTTGTATAATTCGAAGATGTTAAATCAAATGCGGGGGGTGTTTGTAAATACCGATACATTTGATAACGGTTCTCATTAAAATCGGGCTTTACATAGGGGAAATTGTTTCGGTAATCAAATACATCACGTACTTGAAATAAATCCCGAATAGGCCTCAATGTGACATTAATACGTACTTCATTGTATTGTAATGCAATAAGTGGAAGAGCACACCCAGGATTCATTGTAAACCAAGCACCTAATGGAATATAGATGTTGCGTCCACGAATAGAAGGCTCTGCGCCGACAGTGTTTGATGTATACAAAGCATTTGGGTATGTATTAATACGGTTGTTGGAGTTAGCGGGGTCTTTTAATTCAGAAACATTTCCAGTCATTTCATTGAATAAATTCCTTTTTTCTTCACTAAAGTCACGTTCTACAACAGACGCAATATAGTTTCCAGTGTATTTTTGTAGGCTCATATTACCTGAAGTAATCTCAACTTCTTGAACCATCATAGCACCAATATTATCAATCCAACGAAACTCATACGGAGCCCATTCACCTGCTGTTCCATCTTTATTATCAAATACAGGATGGTGAATAGGACTATAAATATCGGGTAATGTAACCACAATATATGTATCCATTAATAATTCAGCATAACGTGGTATTTTAAAACTAAATGTAGAAGATTCATTTAATCGTAATTCTCGTTGTCCGTCATAATCAATTCGAAACTTTTGTAATCCAAAATTTGTGTATTTGCTATAGGTAACATTAAAAAAGGTTTTGGTAGGGTTTCCAGTTAAAATTACATTATTATTACCAACTGATACAATATTTAGTAATCCACCTGCCATTTACTATTAAGTTATATAATACCATTATATTTGTTCGTTAATAAAATATAAATTTCTAACAATATTGTAAATGAAATATTATCAATGGATTTTCCTTATATTGGCTATTATATTAATGCTATACGTCCATTTTCAAATTGAAGCAAAAAGAAGAATATCATTATATGGTGGGTGGGATACAAAAGAAGGATTTGCAATTCCGGGGTTTGGAAACACCCAAGAAGGGGAAGTAAGTAGTATGAAAAGTAGTGTTCCTGTAAAAATGGCAGGCTTGTCAAAAGATTACACAAACGAGTCTTTGAAACAATATATAATTAAAGGGGCGTATAATTGTGCTGTAAGTGGTAATTACGTAAATAGTGATGCTATCCGTTATGTAGTGGAACGTGGATGCCGCTTCTTGGACTTTGAAGTCTTATATATTGATAGCAAACCAACAGTATCTTATACCTTGGATAAAGAGTATGAGATGATTGAAACAGATAATTCATTGTTGTTGGACGATGCATTGGCTGCTGCAATTTCGACCGGGTTTTCACAAAAATCGCCTAATCCAAATGACCCATTGTTTATCCATTTACGTGTTAAATCAAAAGACAAAGGAATCTACAAAGCTATTGGAAAATCAGTGGATTTTGTATTGAAAGATTATTTGTATAAGGGAGAAGTATCGGGTGAGACTAAAGTAAAAGATGTTATGCGAAAAGTGGTGCTGCTATTAGATAATCGTATTGATAGAAATTATAAGGATTTTTCTGCGTGCGAAGTGTCTGACCATAATTGTTATGATATATCCGAATATGTTAATATCAACAGTGGGACTACAACCCTTTCTATTAACCAATACAGTGAAGTCTTGAACGAACAATCGATTGCTTTAACACAAGGAGATAATTGTGACTATTGTAGCAACGTAGAAAAGTATAGAATGGCCGTTCCAGATACAATACAACGAACAAGCAATCCGGAATTAAGAGAATTGTTTATAGACCACGGTATTCAGATTGTGCCATTACAATTTTACCGAACAGATGAATATTTAGAGCAATATGAAGAGTTCTTTAATAAACATCAAAGCGCATTCGTCCCTTTGTCCCACGCAATAGGCTATTATACCTAGAATGTTCTGTAAATATATATCTATTATATAAGTAGATATATGCCAAAAAACAAGTCCGTTTCTCAAAAAAAGACCCAAGAATCAAAGAAAAGACCCGATGTATGCGACCGATCAATGACTTTTCATGAATGCGAATTGGCGGTTTTACGTCAAGCAGTGGATGAAAACGAAGAAACTCGCTCACGACGTGTTGTATCAAGTGATGAAATTAAACAAATATTGGAAATCGTAGAAACGTTTATTATTAATAAAAAATTAGTTTGCTATGGAGGGACTGCGATTAATAATATTTTACCCAGTTATGCTCAATTCTATGACCCTGAACTGGAATTACCTGATTATGATTTCTTTTCGAATAATGCTTTGGAAGATGCAAAGGAACTTGCAGACATTTATTATAAGGCGGGATATGAAGATGTAGAAGCAAAGTCGGGGGTTCATGAGGGTACATTTAAAGTGTTTGTGAATTATATTCCTATTGCGGATATTACCGAAATTATTAGCCCTTTATTTGAAAAATTACAAAAAGAAGCGATTATGCGGGCAGGCATCTTGTATGCTCCACCCAATTATTTGCGTATGGCAATGTATTTAGAATTATCCCGACCCGAAGGTGATATTAGTCGATGGGAAAAGGTATTAAAACGCCTAACTTTGTTGAACAAATTTTACCCACTTAAGAGTGCAAAGTGTAGTCAAATAGACTTTCAAAGAAATATGGACACACCAAACCGCGACGACTCTGATAAACTGTATGAAATTATACGTAATAATCTGGTAGACCAAGGAGTAGTATTCTTTGGGGCATATGCTACCAGTATTTACTCACAATACATGCCAAAAAATATACAACGTAAATTGAAAAAGGTTCCTGATTTCGATGTTTTGTCGGTTGAGATTGATAGAACGGCTCTTATTTTAAGTGAAGAGTTAAAACGTTCTGGGTTTGAAAATGTAAAAACGGTTGAAATAGAGGCTGTTGGAGAATTAGTGCCACGTAAAATAGAAATATCAATCGGACAAGAAGTGTTAGCTTATATTTATGAACCAATTGCGTGCCACTCTTATAATACCATTACTGTAGGAAAATCAAAGGTGAACATTGCTACGATTGATACCATATTAACCTTTTATTTGAGTTTCCTGTATGTCAGCTCGGATGGAGAATACGAATCAGACCGTTTGCTATGTATGGCACAGTTCTTATTTGATGTACAGGAAAAGAACCGATTAAGTCAAAAAGGGTTATTAAAACGATTTAATATGGACTGTGTTGGAAGACAATCTACATTGGAAGACATGCGTGCTGAAAAGGCTGAAAAGTTCAAGGAGTTGAAATCCAAACGTAATAGCAGAGAATTTGAAAGATGGTTTTTGCGTTATGTGCCTTTGCAATTAGAT